AGAAATGGAAGAATAACGATATCTCCTGGGATGATTTCTGCAGGAGGGTCAGCACCACGCAGACCACTACAGAAACGGTAGAGGAATACAGGAAGATGACGAAGCCGCAGCAGGACAGCATCAAGGATGTGGGCGGTTTTGTCGGCGGTCACTTAAGGGGCGGCAGGAGAAAGACCGGAACGGTGCTTTGCCGTTCCATGCTGACTCTGGACATGGATCACGGCACGCCGGATGTCCTGGATGAACTGTCCATGTTCAATTCCCATGAGATGTGCATTTATTCCACGCACAAGCATACCCCGGAGGCTCCGAGGCTCAGGCTGATCATGCCGCTGAAAAGGGATGTTTCCGAAGATGAGTATCCGGCTCTTGCGAGGAAGGTGGCGCAGGAAATCGGCATGGATATGTTTGACGATACCACCTATCAGCCGCACAGGCTCATGTATTGGCCTTCCACTTCAAGCAACGGCGAGTATGTATATAAGGTCATGGACGGCGATGTCCTGGATCCGGATTATTATCTGGGCCTTTATGATGACTGGCATGACGCTTCCACATGGCCGGTATCGTCCAGGGAGTCGGAGGCGGTGCAGAGGTCGGCGAAGCAGCAGGCGGATCCGCTGACAAAGACCGGAGTGGTTGGGGCGTTCTGTAGGACATATTCGATCAGGGAAGCGATAGAAAAGTTCCTGCCGGATGTGTATGAGCCGTCAGCGATGGAAGGAAGGTATGACTATATCCCGGCTGACAGTTCCGCAGGCGTGACCATCATCGATGAGAAGTTTTCCTACAGTTTCCACGCAACGGATCCGGCCTGCGGTCAGCTGCTGAACGCATTCGATGTGGTGAGGGTTCATAAGTTCCCGGACGATGATCCGAAAAAATCCTTCAACGCTATGGCGGAGTTTGCCGTATCGGATGAACAGGTGAAGCTCCGCATCTTTGAAGAGAAGCAGCAGGCAGCGGCGGAGGAATTTGATGAAGAGGATCCGGACGCATGGAAGAAGCAGCTGCAGTATGAGAAGCGGAGCATGGAACTGAAGAATAACCTTCACAATATCACGCTGATCATGCAGAACGATGAGAACCTGAAGGGCATTGTGTTCAACCAGCTGGCGGATGGCATGGAGATTAAGGGCAAAGTCCCGTGGTCGCATCCGGCGAAGTTCTGGCGGGATGCCGATGACGCGCAGCTGATCTGTTATGTGGACGCGGCTTATGGGACTTTCTCAGCAAGGAATTATGACATCGCGGTGGCGAAGGTCGTGGATGACAGGTCCTATCATCCGATCAGGGAGTTTTTCGCTTCATTGCCGGAGTGGGACGGGGTTGAGAGGGTGGATACGCTGCTCATCGATTATCTGGGAGCGGAGGATTCGCCATATGTTAGGGCTGTTACGAGGAAGGAGTTGTGCGCGGCATATGTCCGTGTGCATAAGCCGGGAGTAAAGTTTGACACCATGATCGTTTTAAACGGAGATCAGGGGATCGGAAAAAGCACTTTGATCGCGAAGCTTGGCGGCGAGTGGTATTCCGACAGCCTGAACCTTTCAGATATGAACGACAAGACGGCGGCGGAGAAGTTGCAGGGTTACTGGATCATGGAGATCGGCGAACTTGCCGGCATGAAGAAGGCTGATCTGGACAAGGTGAAGGCTTTTATTTCAAGGCAGGACGACAAGTACAGGGCGAGTTTCGGGCGGAGGGTAACGCCGCATCCGAGGCAGTGCGTGTTCTTTGGCACCACCAACAGCCAGAACGGGTATCTGAGGGACATTACCGGCAACAGGCGTTACTGGAATGTGAAGGTGCCGGGGAATGGAAAGCGTAAGCCCTGGGAACTGGATGAGGATACCGTGAAGCAGATCTGGGCGGAAACGGTCGTGTATGCCAAAGCCGGAGAGAAGCTGTATCTTCCGCCGGAGTTAGAGGACTATGCCAAGGAAGAGCAGCGGGCGGCGATGGAGCGTGATGACCGGGAAGGCCTGGTGCAGGAATATTTGGATATGATGCTTCCGGACAACTGGGATTCGATGGATGTCTATAAGCGCAAGGAATATGTGCGTGACGCGGATGATCCGATGCGTCCGATAGGCAGTGTCCGCAGGATGGAAGTATCCAACATGGAGATCTGGTGTGAATGCTTCGGGAAGCCAAAAGAGGATATGAAGCCTTCGGACAGTTATGCCCTGTCAGCCATTATGGAGAGAATGGACGGCTGGAGCAAGACCGGAAAGGCGAGGGTGCTTCCCATCTACGGCAAGCAGAGGATATACAGGCGTGATGAGTAAATGTGGAACAGGCCATGGGAACGGAACAGAATCTTGTTCCGTTCCTAACGGGTTGTTCCGGGAAAAAGCCTTATTACAAGGGCGGTTTGGAAGGGAAATGGAACAGGATAACAAGATTTTCTTAATAGAACAAATAAATGGTGTTTTTGAAAGAAATCAGGTGCGTGTAACGCACATATATACGCGCGTAAAGGATTTTCTGTGCCGTTGTTCCATGACGTAGGACATATGAGAGAAAAAACAGTAGAGCAGAAACTTGTGAGGGCGGTGAAAGCAGCGGGCGGTATCTGTCCGAAGTGGGTAGCGCCGGTATTCGATGGGATGCCAGACAGGATCGTGCTTTTACCGGATGGGAGGATGGGATTTGTGGAAGTAAAGGCTCCGGGGAAGAAGGCGAGGCCGCTGCAGAGCGCAAGGCATGGACTGCTTAGGTCTTTAGGATACCGGGTGTATGTACTGGACAGCCCGGAGCAGATTGGAGGGATCATTGATGAGATACGAACCACATGATTACCAGGTCTATGCTGCGGAGTATATCAAGCAGCATGATGTGGCGGCGGTGTTATTGGAATGCGGACTTGGGAAGACTTCCATCACGCTGACCGCGATAAATGACCTGATGTTTGACAGCTTCGAGATCCATAAGGTGCTTGTGATAGCGCCGATCAGGGTAGCGAAGATGAGCTGGCCGGACGAGATCGAGAAATGGGACCATATTTCCGACTTGAGATACAGTGTGGCGGTCGGTACCGAGTCTGAGAGGATAAAAGCGCTGGAAACGTCGGCAGACATTTATCTGATCAACAGGGAGAATGTGCAGTGGCTTGTAGAAAAGAGCGGCCTGCCGTTTGACTACGATATGGTGGTCGTGGATGAACTGTCATCTTTCAAGAACTGGCAGGCGAAGAGGTTCAAGGCGCTGATGAAGGTAAGGCCCAGGGTGAAAAGGGTCGTGGGACTTACCGGAACGCCTTCAAGCAACGGGCTTATGGATCTGTTTGCGGAATATAAGGTTCTGGACATGGGGCAGCGGCTTGGAAGGTTTATCGGGCAGTACCGGAAGCGTTATGGAAGAGCGTGGAAAAGGATCCGCGATAAGTATGTGATGGAGCATCCCTTCTGTGAACTGTGCTTCCAGCGTGGAGTGATCGTTCCTGTGGAAGAGGTTCATCATAAGAAGCCGTTGAGTGAAGGTGGCACGCACGATAGGAGCAATCTGATCGCGCTGTGCAAGTCGTGTCATTCGCGCATACATGCAGAGAGGGGAGACCGATGGGGAAAGCACCCAGAGGGGGAGTGAAAATCCCCACGCGTATGTTTCCCAGGGAACGGCGCGGGGGTCACACGCACAAAAACAAGAAATCAAACGGGGTATTACCCCGACAGGGAATTGAGGTGAAGGAAAATGGCCAAAGACGGGACTATGCGCGGCGGCGCAAGGGTCGGTTCCGGCAGGAAGTCCAAAGCCCTGACGGAAAAGATCGACAGCGGGCTTGCGGCAACGGTCATTGACCTTCCGGAGCCTGCGGAGATAAGCGGAGAGGATGTGCCGCCGGTTAAGGACTTCTTAAAGGCTGCTCAGAAGAGCGGCATTGACCTTTGCGCGGAGGATGTGTTCAAGTCAACCTTCCTCTGGCTTAAGGAAAGAGGCTGTGACCGGTTGGTGAACACACAGCTGATCGAACAGTACGCAATGATGGTATCCAGATGGGTACAGTGTGAGACCTGCATATCGGAATACGGATTTCTGGCGAAGCATCCGACCACGGGAGCGGCAATCACTTCTCCATATGTGACGATGAGCCAGAATTATTTGAAGCAGGTGAACCAGTGCTGGTATCAGATCTATCAGATCGTGAAGGAAAACTGCTCCGTAGAGTACGGAGGGGCGAATCCGCATGATGATTTGATGGAAAGACTGTTATCAGCGCGGAAGAAATAGGAGGGTTTTGATGAAATATGTGAAGAAAAAGTTGTCAGAACTGAAGCCTTACGAGAACAATCCGAGGATAAATGATGAGGCGGTGGACGATGTTGCGGAGAGCATAAAGCAGTGTTCTTACATCGCACCGATCATCATTGACGAGGATGGCGTGATCCTGGCTGGGCATACCAGATATAAAGCCTTGAAGAAGCTTGGATATAAGGAGTGTGAGGTTGTGATCGCCTCCGATCTGACAGAGGAACAGAAGAAAAAATACCGCCTGTATGATAACAAGACGGCGGAGATGGCTTCCTGGGATCAGAAGAAGCTGAGCGCGGAACTGTGTGATGTGGATTTTCAGGGATATGATTTCGGACAGCCTGAGATGGCGCTTCCGGATGAAGCTGAAGAGGACGGTCCGAAGATGATGACCTGTCCGTGCTGCGGGGAGGTGTTCGAGGTATGAAGCTGGAAAGACTAAAGCTTGCGGACATTAAGCCGTACAAGAATAATCCGAGAAAAAATGATGATGCAGTGAATGCCGTTGCGGAAAGCATCCGCCAGTGCAGTTATATCACGCCGATCATTGTGGATGAGGATCATGTGATCATCTCAGGTCATACCAGATACAAGGCGCTTGTCGCTCTGGGCATGGATGATGTGGAATGTTTGGTCTGTGATGGCCTGACGGAAGAACAGAAGAAGAAATACAGATTCCTGGATAACAAGACCGGCGAAAAGGCAACATGGGATCTTATGAAATTGGAAGTCGAACTGGAAGGACTTGATCTGGAAGGGTTCGACTTTTTTGGTATGGCGGAAGATTTGCCTGTGGATGGTGACGGCAGCGGAGGTTCCGAGAAGGAACTGACCGGCACCACGGAAATAGATGCGGAGGTGTTTGGGGATGAAGAGTTCAAATACGAATGCCCGAACTGCGGTTTCCGGTTCAACTGAGTTTCCATGGAAGTGGAATCTATCCGATCTGGAAAGCAGACCTAAGCATGGTCATACCGTTTTTTCCTGTTTCTCATGCGGCGGCGGTTCCTCAATGGGATATAAGCTTGCGGGATTTGATGTCGTGGGAAACTGCGAGATCGATCCCGATATGATGAAAGTCTATAAGCAGAATAATCATCCGAAGCACAGCTTTCTTATGGATATCAGGGATTTCCTGAAGCTGCCGAATGAGAAGATACCGGAAGAGTTGTTCCATCTGGATGTGCTGGACGGTTCGCCGCCATGTTCTGTGTTTTCGACAGCGGGAGTCAGGGAAGAAGGCTGGAATACAGAAAAGGTATTCAGGGAAGGACAGGCAAAGCAGAGACTTGATGACCTGTTTTTATTCTTTATAGCGATAGCGAAGAGATTACAGCCGAAGGTTGTGATTGCGGAGAATGTGAAGGGGCTGATCACTGGCAATGCCAAGGGATGGGTCAACCAGATCATAAAGGCGTTTGGTGATGCCGGGTATGATGTGCAGATATTCTTGTTCAATGCGGCAAGGATGGGCGTTCCGCAGAAGCGTGAGAGGGTTTTCTTTATTGCGCATAGGAAGGATCTGGATTATCCGAAGCTGACCATGAATTTCAACTCAAAGCCGATTCCGTTTGGTGATGTCAGGGAACCGTATGGGAAAGCGATGGATCCGAATAGTATGCAGGCGAAGCTCCTTAAATACCGGATTCCGTCTGACAGATGTATTGCGGATATAAATGCCAGGGTGAGAAGGAAGAAGAACAGCGGATTCACCACTCCGATTTTATCTGATGATGAGCCTGCATACACCATTGTTTCCGGCAGCAGTCTTTATCGCATGTGCGATGGGTTGCTATTGACGGATAAGGATATTATCAGCTGTCAGACGTTTCCACAGGATTATGATTTCATGGACCAGAGTGTCCAGTATATCTGCGGTATGAGCGTTCCGCCGGTCATGATGGCAAGGATCTCCGAGCAGGTGTACAGGCAGTGGCTGAAGGGAAGTGATGCGGATGAAGATGCGAAAGCTGAAGAAATATAAGCCGACAAGGTTCAAGGCGAAGGATTCTGTCTATGACAAGGATGCTGCGGATTTTGCGGTGAACTTCATCCAGTGCCTATGCCATACCAAAGGAACCTGGGCAGGAAAGCCTTTTGAACTGATCGACTGGCAGGAGCAGATTATCCGGGATGTCTTCGGGATCATGAAGCCGAATGGATACCGACAGTTCAATACTGCTTATATAGAGATTCCAAAGAAGCAGGGGAAGTCAGAGTTGGCGGCAGCGGTGGCTCTGCTCTTATGCTGCGGTGATGGTGAAGAGCGTGCTGAGGTTTATGGATGTGCGGCTGACCGGCAGCAGGCGTCAATCGTCTTTGAAGTCGCTGCGGATATGGTCAGGATGTGTCCGGCTCTGAATAAGCGGGTTAAGATACTGGCTTCTCAGAAGCGTATCATCTTCCAGCCGACCAACAGTTTTTATCAGGTGCTTTCCGCGGAAGCTTATTCAAAGCATGGTTTCAACATCCACGGGGTTGTATTTGACGAGCTGCATACACAGCCGAACCGGAAACTCTTTGATGTAATGACGAAGGGTTCCGGTGATGCCAGAATGCAGCCTTTGTATTTCCTGATTACGACCGCCGGAACGGATACCAACAGTATCTGTTATGAAACGCATCAGAAGGCGAAGGATATTTTGGAAGGGCGTAAGATTGATCCTACATTTTATCCTGTGATTTATGGCGCGGATGAAGCGGATGACTGGACGGATCCGAAGGTATGGAAGAAGGCGAATCCTTCACTGGATATCACGGTGGGTATCGACAAGGTAAAGGCGGCCTGTGAGTCAGCAAAGCAGAATCCGGGAGAGGAAAATTCTTTCCGGCAACTGAGGCTGAACCAATGGGTGAAGCAGGCGGTCAGATGGATGCCGATGGAAAAATGGGATGCCTGCTCATTCCCGGTGGATGAGGATGAGCTGGAAGGGCGTGTCTGCTACGGTGGTCTGGACTTGTCGAGTACGACTGACCTGACAGCATTTGCCCTGGTATTTCCGCCGGTGGATGAAGAGGATAAATATATCGTACTTCCTTATTTCTGGGTTCCGGAGGAAACGCTGGACTTAAGGGTGAAGCGGGATCATGTTCCTTATGATGTCTGGGAGCGGAAGGGCGTTCTGGAAACAACGGAAGGAAATGTGGTCCATTACGCATATATCGAGAAGTTCATCGAGCGGCTGGGCGAAAGATTCTATATCCGTGAGATCGCCTATGACCGATGGGGCGCAACGCAGTTATCGCAGGATCTGGAAGGAATGGGGTTCACGGTAGTCCCATTCGGTCAGGGTTTTGCTTCCATGTCTCCGCCCACAAAAGAATTGATGAGGCTGGTACTGGAACAGAAGATCGCACACGGCGGCCATCCTGTCCTCAGATGGAATATGGATAACATCTATATCCGGACGGATCCGGCAGGCAACATCAAGGCGGATAAGGCGAAGTCCACGGAGAAGATTGACGGCGCCATTGCGATGATCATGGCTTTGGACAGGGCGATCAGGTGCGGCAATGAGAAGGAAGAATCAGTTTATGACACAAGAGGATTATTGGTCTTTTGAGATAGGAGGGAACGGCGATGGGAATACTGAGCGGTTTATTTCGGAGCAGGGATAAGCCCACAGACAGGACAGCAGGAAGCAGCTACAGCTTCTTTCTGGGAGGTACTGCGAGCGGCAAGTACGTGACAGAGCGGTCTGCGATGCAGATGACGGCGGTGTATTGCTGCGTGAGGATCCTGTCAGAGGCGGTGGCAAGCCTGCCATTACAATTTTACAGATATACCGATGATGGCGGTAAAGAAAAAGCGGTGGAACATCCGCTTTATTTTTTGCTCCATGATGAGCCGAATCCGGAGATGACTTCTTTTATCTTTCGGGAGACTCTGATGACGCACTTGCTTCTTTGGGGCAATGCTTACAGTCAGATCATCCGTAATGGCAAGGGCGAAGTCGTGGCTCTGTATCCGCTGATGCCGGATCGGATGAAGGTGGACCGTGATGAGCATGGAAGGCTTTATTACGAATACACCGTCTATGATTCGGATGATGTGGACGGCAGGAAGGGAACCAATAAGGTCGGAAGGACTGTAAGGCTTCAGCCTCATGATGTGCTGCACATTCCGGGACTTGGTTTTGATGGCCTGGTTGGATATTCGCCGATTGCGATGGCTAAGAACGCTATCGGGCTGGCAATCGCTACGGAAGAATACGGCAGCAAGTTCTTTGCGAATGGTGCGGCTCC